GTTGTCGAGTCTTATTACTAATGTTTCTCGTGTTGCACTTTCTGATATTGATGCTGGTGTAAGTGTTGTTGGTGCTGTATCTGCGGTAACTGTAACAGTTCCTTGCATAACTGGTTTTCCTGCAATGTCTGATTGTAGACCTTCTGTTGTTGAAAATGGTGTAAGATAATTATGCCAAGCATATGAACTTATATTAGTTGTTGAAACAGGTTGTACGCTTAAATAATATATTCCTGCTGGAATTTCTACTGCACTTAACGCTGTTGTATAAAGTGTTGAACCTGTTGTAATATTTCCTGTTGTTACTGAAAACAATCTTGTTTGTCCATCTTCTGAAAATAAACTCAATATACAAGTACCTGCGACTGATATCGTTGATGTTCTGATTGTAATATTATTAGCTGTTATTGCAAAAGGTATAACTACCTGGCCAATATGTGCTGTAGTATTTCCTGATAGAGCTATTATTTGAGTCATAGGGTCATCATTTGAAGGTACAGCAGGCATTGGAATAACAGTTAAGCAAGTAGGAAGTCCTATACCTGAAACAGCAGTATCTACATAAGCCTTAGTAGCTTTTTGAGTTGCTACTTTTGAGTCACTATCTGCTGCCAAAGTAACATCTGTATCTAATACAGTTGTTTCTATTTTATCATCATTAAGATTAGTAAAGTTATTATTTATAACAGTTCTTGATGCTGATGGTTGGTCTGTTGATGCTATTGTAGTTATAGTTGCCATATTACGGTTTTGTTACGTTTAATATCTCACTTCCTCCATATTCTGACCATTGTAGTGTGTAATCATCCCATGTAAGTGTAAAGTCTGACCATAAGAAGCCGAAACCTTTAACAACATTAGTAAAGAATGTACCTGTTTGTTCCCATGTTTGTGTTTCAGTACCCCATGTAGTCGTAATACTACCCCAAGTTTCACCACGCCTTGCCTTAGTCGTGTTAATGATGCTTGTGGTCGGTTTTGATACATTGGTAATGCTCATATTATCTATTTGACTCTACTTTAGGTATCATTCTTTTAATAACGTCTTCATTTCGGTCTGCAAAGTAATCAATCATCTTACTTTCCTCTTTTTGCTGTTCAACTGCTAGTACATTAAAGTTATCAAGTCCAAGAGTCATAGCTCCGTCATATGCTGATGCAATAATAAATCCACGATGTAGTAATGGTGATACTCCAGGCTCTTTTGTAGTATCTGTAGCCACAAAGTAAGAACCAGTACGTTGGAAATAGAACTTGATACCTGCTGCAACTGTTGAAGCTGATGCTGGGTACAATCGAATCACATTATCTGCTACTTTGTCGTAATACTTAGGAATACCATCAGTTTTTTCATATTCATCAAGAGCTACGTCAATTCCTGACTCATCAATAGTTTTAAGTTTAGTCCAGTTACCACTTGAGTCTTTAACATCAATCCGAGTAAGAGTAACGATTGCATTTCCTTGTTCGTCTTGTAGGAAAGAGTAATCAGACTGTCCTGCTGTAAGTTCAGTCGTTCCAATAGGCATTTTAGTGTGATTTGTGTCATCCCATTGAAACATTCTGTCTGCACCAATAGCATAACCAGTTAACTTATCAAGCCAGTTATTACAAGAGTTGGTGATTTTTTGTGTACTCCATTGATTAGAGTCTACACGCATAATATCTCGTGTTTGTTCTACTATTCCTGAATTGTTTGTGCTGTCGCTAAATGGTATTGCCATAATGATTGATTGATTAACTTAATCAGTCCAACCCCTGTAAAGGAGCTGAATGAGTAAATTAAGACTATGATAGTACTGGTGCTGATACTCCGTCTGCTGTGTTGTCGAGTCGTACTGGAATCCAAGTTCCTTGACCCCACATGAGAAGAGCTCTATCTCCTGCATCTGCAAAAGTAATAGTAGTATCTCCATCAAGGTCTGCTGTAAGTGTTGCATTCCCTCCGTCAACAGTCATGTGAATTTCTTTCAATTGACCAAGAACTGCTCCGTCAGGTAACGTAACTGCTACTGCTCCTGTTGTTGTAATTTTTGTGTAGTAAGACGCAATAGATATTGCTCCTGCATCTGCTCTTGTGTCTCCTGGGTCAGCAAACATTTGTGCAACTACTGTTCCAACATGGCTGGCTGCTCCGTTCCTAAGAACTGTGTAACCTGAGCCTTTTGGTGTAATTTCTACGTTGATGTTTCCATCTGTACCCTGTGCAATAAGTTGTACTGGGTCTCCTGTAGCTGAACCTAATGTTCGTACAGTGTTAACTTGGTCTGCAATTGCCCCACTGATAACTACTTCTCCGTTTACTGTGAATCCTCCAAGAGCGTCTACTGTTCCTGGGAATGATGGATTAAATCCGTTTGGTTGTGCCATAATTTGTATTCGTTAACTTCTAATTAAACGAAACTATTGTTAACTTTTAGATTACCCTCAATAGGGTCTGGAGCGTTCTTTAAGCTTTCAAGCTTTGCAATAAGTGCATCTTTCTTTAGTAACCATTTCTCACGATTTTGGTAAGCGTATGAGTTTAAAGATTTAGCATATGCTACTTGAGCTAGGCTCGCATCTTTTGGAAGCTCTACAACTAAAGGTAATTCCTTTGGTCGTACTGCTTCAATATCGTTAACTTTAATTCCACTTTTTACTTCTTTGATTTCTTCTACTTCTTTTACTTCTTTGATTTCTTCTACTTCTTTTACTTCTTTTACTTCTTTTACTTCTTTGATTTCTTTTGACATAGTTTATGTAATTATTTTCTAATGAGGTTATTAGGAGGCTGTTGGTGGGGGTTCAACCCCCTAGCAACCCCACTAGAGTGGGATTACTAACTAAGCAAGTGTGATGTCTACAACTAGAGAAGCTTTTTGAGCCCATAGTTTGAACCCTACAAGAGAGAACACTACGATTTCTTTACCTGTCTTTAGTGTAACTGCTTTTTCTTCATACTGCATACCTCGTGGTGATGCGTATGTTGCAACTTTGTTAACTCCGAATACTCGGTGTCCAGCATTTGTTACTGTCTTAGTACCGATTGTTGCATCTACGAATAGTCCTGAACGTACGATATAAATATCAGTTCCCATCCAGTTGTTCATAAATCCGTTGTTTAGAGTTGAGTCAGCCATTGAGAAACCGTTAGTTGCTCCTGCTGCTGCAAATCCTACCATATCTGTATTTTCGATTACAAGGAAAGTTCCTTTGTAAGCATCTTGGTAACCTGCAACCTTAGATTGTAGGTTAGCCATGATTGGAATGATGTTTGCTGCAGATGTAAACCCTCCTGTTGGAGTAGTGTATGCACCTGTACCATCTTCACATAGGCTGTTGACAACAAACTTGTCTACACCAAATGCTACTCCGTACATCATGTTGTCGATTCGAGATGCTGAGATGTCAAATACTGCGAAAAATTCCTCGTGTGCAAATACATGCTCTGAGTAAATAACTTCATCAGTAACTGTCAAAGCATCGTCTGTTACTGTCCACGCTGATACTGAGTAAGTTCCTGCGACTGCTTGAACTGTAGCTGTAGGTTGTGAACCGTAAGGGTTTTGGATTCGTTTTGAATCTGAGCTGTCTACGTCACAGATTTTTTCTGCAACTAGAGCGTTTCGCAATACTAGAGCGTATTGTGATTGGAAATATTTATCTCTATCTCCGTATGTTGATTGTGTGTTCATTTTAGTAAATTATTAGGGATTAGTAATCCCCACCAATCTACCCTCTCTTACCTCCTCGTCTCGCCCAGTACAATGCTTCTGATTCTTCTGGTGTGCTAGGTACTTCACCTTTGCTTAGGTTAGCTTTAAGTGTATCACCTGATACCTTTTGAGCTCCTTTGCGAGCGTTGGCTGTATTTGAAGTTTTTGCAGTTTTGCGAAACTCATCATTTAAAGAAAGAGTAGTTTTAATCACTGGATTATTCAAAGCTTCTGCAACACTGATTCCTTTGAACTTAGCAAATTCCTTTACTTCAGCTAAATCGTCAGTGTGTACATCTGCTCGCATAATAGTAAGCATGTCACTATCAGATAGATTACCTTTAGATGTACTGTCTTCAGGTTCGTCATTCTTTGTTTGAGCTTTCTTTCTCCAGTGGTCTTTTTGAGCTTCTAAAGTTTTGTTTTGCTTTCGCAATTCTTCCACTTCGTCATGCCCATCAAGATTTTCTTCCTGTTCTTGTTCAGTGTTTTCAGTTGTCTCTGCATCATTTTCAAGAGTGATGTCCTCATTATGTTCATTTGTTGCCATAGTTTTGTCTAGGTTATTCATTTTAGAGACTTTTGTGTCTTATAGTATATATTATACCATATTGATAAATTATTTCGTGCTGTCTTGTTGCAATCGTGCCACAGTATCTTTTACTGATTCACTCTTTTGCCCTGCAATAGTTTTGATTGTAAGTATTGATGTTTCGATAGCTTGCATGTACATATTTCGTGCAATAAGTCCGATACCTAGCTCATCATCTTCTTCAATAGAATAGTCAATCTTGATTTTTTCTCCATCAGGGTTAGTAAGTAGTTCAAACGCTTGTTCAAACATAGCTAATACTCGTGCCTTAGAATGAAGTGCTTGCTTAATAGTATCTTTAGATGCACCAAAGATTTGCTTTTCAGCTCCTAGCCAGAAGTCAGATAGCTGTCCAACTGGAGTATCTAGGTTATTAAGTCCGTATACTTTACGTTGGAATACTCCTCGTACTTCTTTACTTTTGAATGTTGCTACTATTACCTTTTTTTGTTCGTCTGTTAGTTCGCCACCAAAGAATAGTTTTCGGATAGCTAGTAGAAGGAAGTCGTTTTCTGCGAAAGTTGCTTTCAACAGTTCAATTTCCTTATCGTTGTACATTAGTTCTGACATGTTTATTATTGTTGATTACTTTGTAACGCCTCAAGTCCTGCATCGACCTGCCCACCATTAGGAGCTGATAAAGTTTGAGGTTGAGGTTGAGGTGCTTGTTCTGGAATAGCCGAAAGTTCTAGCGGTGAAATGTGTCCTGATGCTGTCAGTATCTTGTCTACAATCAACTTAGCTCGTGGATTCTGTTCAAAGCCTGGGTTGTTCACTACTTGTAGAGCTGTATTCAGTGTTGCGTACATAGCTTGAACGTCTTTTCCTTCTCCTGTAATATCTATATCGCAATCAAATTCAAGTCCTTTAAATAATTCTTTCCATGTAAGTTCACCAACTTCATCAGGTGTAAAGAAACGCTTTGTACCCATGTCTGTAAGTTCTTCTTGTACTCCTTCACGTTCTGCATCTTCTCGTTCCTGTAAGTCTTGAGGTATTTCACCTGTTTCTATAATTTCATCAATAAGTTTCTTTGCCATTCGTTTTCGTGCTTCAAATGGTAGGTACTTGTTATCTATCTTTTTAATATCAAATGAGTTTAGTGTTGCTGATACTTGTTTTGAGTTACTACCTTTCTTGATTAAGAATGGGATAATTCTATCTCGCAACATGTCTACTAGGTATAGTCCTTTAGTTTCAGTCATTATCTCAAATAGAGAATAGTTTTCTTGTAGTAGAGATTCTGTTTGTCGCCATGCTGTACCTGATTTAGGTTGTGCACCGAGC